CGTTTTTATTTGAAAGTTCATCTTTTATTACTTTATACAAAGTTTTGGATTCTTTGATAGTTTCAGCTCCGTCAAAACGTCTCAAAATGTTAATTTTTTCTTGCTTAGTAGTTGAATGTTCAGTGAACAATCTTGTGGCGTAAGCCAAGTTTGAGTTGAATACCGCAACTTCGTTAAGTTTGTCTCTGAACACGTTCAAAGCTTTACGATACTCTTCATTTTTAGTTTTTAACATTTCTAACTCAGAATTAACTGATTCAATTGCTAAATGACGTGGCGCAGTTCTTGGTTTATCTAAACCATTTCTACCCCATTTCTTACCATTACCTAATGTTCTAGCAGCTTCTTTAGTTTCTTCCTTCTTCGCCTTAGCGGGTGCTGGTTCATTCTCCTTGTTAGGATTTCTCATAGGATTACCAGGTTTTTTCTCAGTTTCAGTACCAGGCTTAACTTTTGGTTTTGCCGGAGCTGTCTTAGTTTCACCTTCTTTAAATTCAAATTTTGGACCTTTTCCCATTCCAACTCCACGAGTTCCTTGTTTCTTGTCTTCCTTGAAACCTCCTGTAGTTTTCTTGTAGTCAAATTTTGCCTTTCCAAATCCTTCACCTTTTGGTTTGAATCCAACGCTTTCATTTGTCATTTCTTCTTCGTTGTAGTCCTCTTCGTCCATTTCTTCAGACCATTCTTCGTCAAGTTCCTCGTCCATTTCTTCGTCAAGTTCCTCGTCCATTTCTTCGTCTAAAGTAATTTCATAGATAGTTTCTCCCATACCTTCAACTTCCATGTTATCTGACTCATTGTACTCGTCAAATTCATCATACTCATCAAAGTCAAATTCGTTAGTGTCGTCATTGTTCATTTCATCATCTGAATCAAATGAATCCTCATCACTACTTAATGATGCAATTAATTCATCCAAATCTTCGTCTGAAATTTCATTTAATGACTCATTTTCTTCTCCATAGAATTCCATGTTATCCATTTCTTCCATTTCAAATACTTCGTCTTGAGAGTTAAACTCTTCTCCATGACCGCTTTTTTTCATTTCACTTAAAGTTTTTGTTTTTTTATTGGTTGACTCACCAAGTTTGATTAGGTACTCATTATCAGAATTTTCATCTGATAAAGTAATACTTCCATTATCTTGGGTAACTATGATACCGTCTTCTGGTTTCATCTTTTTGAATACCTTTTGTAGGTCTGAAAGAGATTTACCTCTCATATCTACAACTTCTTCGTCACCAAAATCAAGTTCAGATTCGTCATCCAAATCTACCATTCCCTCAACGTCGGCGTCAAGTTCAACATCATCTGTATTAACATCAATGTTGTCTTCGTCACCTGCAGTCATATCGTCAACAGTAACTTCTTCAGTGTCGTCTTCATCTTGTTCTTTTAAGGACTCTTTTACTAATTCGCTGATTTCTCCCTTCATTGTAGAAGCGAGTATTCCTTTTGCGTTTTCAGCAATTACATCTTCCAAATTTTTCATTTGGATAATTGCCTCTTCAACTAATGAATTTTTTTCACTCATTTTTTATTTGTTTTTTCTTAATAAATATATTATTTTTGATAAAAAATTAATTTTATCATTATATTATCTCAAATAAATATTTGTGAAAATAAAAAAAGGGGACAAAAGTCCCCAAATTTATTTTTTTATGTGAAATTTATTTATTCAAAAATTTCATCAATTTTACTTTCAGCCACTGAAGTAATTCTCCAATCATAACTAAAAGATTCGTAAGCTTTAGTAACTTTAGCTTCAACATCAGTTACATTATAACCTTTGACAAGTTTTTCTTCTCTTACTTTTTTAATTTTACCTGAGTTCTCATCTGGCAAATCGTATTGAATTTTTGCCACAAAATATTTTTCGTCCATTTCCATAATTTATTTTTTTAGAAATATACGACAAGTAAAATTATCTATCAAGATATGCCGACAATTTTTTCATTAAATCTAATGATTTGTTTGCGGCGTCTTCTCCACCTGATAAAGTTCTTGATGCTCTTACCTTATTTTCTTCCTCAAGATTTTCTTCAAAATTGTTTCTGTCTTCAGGTTTTGAGAATAGATATGCTCCAGGTGTTGATGGTGAAGATACTAAGTCAAAACAGATTAATTCAAAATCATCTTGAACTTCGTTTTGTTCCCCGACTTTTTTAAGTGACCCCACACCACGAGAAGAAATACCAAGAGTCACACCTTGTCTTAAATAATTTGCGGCTAAATCTCCTTTAGTTGAACAGATACCTCTTTCATGAAAACCTGGTGAGGTTAACAATCTTAATTTACCCATTAAGATTTTACCATCCCACCATATATCGGTAATGATGTGGGCAACTCTATCTAAATCAATTAAAGACGATTCAGGGTGATTTAATTCTGATAATGAAACACCCTTTTGAATCATCTTTTTGTAGTTCTCGGCTTCTCTCTTTAATATTTTTTCAGGATATATTCTACCATTTCTATTTGGAGTATTATATTTTTGTAATACCGCATAAAATTCAAATGGTTTAGAATAATCTAAGAAATTTTTATTTTCCTTAATTATATCTGCATTTCCATGTTCTCTTGGGTTGATATATCCCGCATCATATTCAATCAAAATCCCTCTACCCACTTGGCCTGGTTGTATAATAGAATAGTTACTCATAAACTTTAGTTTATTAAATAAATATACTATTAAACGATAACTTTAACAGATGTTTTCTTTGACAACTCAAAAGTGAAATACTTACTATCTGTGAAATTTTCGGATATGATTTTGGATGCAATTTTTTTCATCTCATTTTTAATTAGATTTGACTTAAAATCAAATGTTGACTTAGTATAGAAAAAACATTCCAAATTCATGAATGATTTTTTTCCCATCATAACTCCACTCGCTCTCAAATCCATATCACATATAAAATGTGATTCAAATAAAGAAGATGAAATATTTTCAGATATTGTTAGTTTTATTTTTTTAATCAAATAATTGATTATTCTTTCCGAGTTATCAAAAAAATCTTTTGGTTCTACCCAACTTTGAATGTTTAAATAAATTGATTTTAAATTTTTGTAATCCACCGTCCCATAACTCACTTTGAAAGATTTAAATCCTGTGAGTTTTACACTTTTACCTTTTTTCATTAATTAACATAATAACCTAAGTTTATTTTATGTTAAAAAAATAACTGAAAAAACTTATAAATCCAAATATTAAAGGGTTGAAAATAGTTTTTTTAATCTAACGAGATTTAATTGATTAGGAGAATCGTTTTTAATTCTATCAATTGTCTCATCAATTTTTGTTTTAGTTTCAGAATCACTGTTTTCCTTAATTTCTTCAAGCTTCTCAATTGTCATTTCAGAAATGACTGAATACTTATTTTTTATTTCTCCTTCAGATAGAGTTAAATATTTGTTTAAGGTTTTTAATTCTTGTTCTGACAATTCCATTAAGAAATTTTTTGTAGTATTTTCAGCAACCTCGTAAACTTTTTCTAACGGTAGGTTGGTAACATCTTTAGTTTTTTCAACCGAAGTTATTTTTTTAATTAGATTCTTTTTTGTTTCTAAAATACTTTCAAATAATATGTTATTAGTATCTAAAATATTATCAATTTCTTTATATGAATTTTCAGAAATTTGGATAGATGATGACCAATTATTTAAGTTAGATAGTTTTTTTGAACTTAGATTTAATTTTTCAAATTGTCTAATGCACTCATCAATTAATGAATTGGCGTCTTCTTTTGACATTCCTCTTTTTCTGTCTAATACATCATAGATGTAAAAAGCTTTAGCAATATCCTTATCTTCCAAAACTAATTTCTTAAAAGTTTGGATTTCACTTTTGAAAGTGTTTATTGACATTGATTCAATCAATAACTTTTCAATTTTTGTTTTTAAAACGCCTATTTTCATCTTAATAATAAATATTAATCATTTAAAAGTTTTTTTAATTTTTTTTCAATCTCATCTATAGATTCTGAACTCCTATCAAAATCAAAAAACTCATCTTCATTTTCTAAAAGAATGTTTAATCCTCGTTCTTTTTTACTTTCAGGTGTTAAGCCTGCAGGTTCAGGTGATGCCGGTCCCTCTTCAGGTGGTGCCGGAGCACCTGCGGGTTCTCCACCTAATCCTCCAACATCTCCACCTCCAGATTCAGGTGTTGCGGTGGCCCCACTTGTGGTTCCATATAACTTATCAATATTGTCAAACAACCCTGTATGTTTAATAACCTCAGGGGTTGCTGTCAATTCACCCGCAACCGCCTTCTCAATTCGTTGTTGTTGAATATCAAGTTTAATTTCTTCGTCAGAAAATCCAAGAACGTTCTTTTTCGCCCAAGAAACTGATACAGGGGCAATACCTTCAATTGGAGTAACTGCGTCTTTATACAATGTGATTTTCTCTTTCCATATATCAATTTTAAGAAGGTCGGCTTGAGTAGATGGGTTAGTTAAAGTTAATGTGAAATTATTTAACTCATCCTCAAATCCTAGCAAAAATAAGTGAATAATTGCAATCTTGTTTAATTCCGCTAAAACACATTTTTGAATTCTATTGATAGTTCTTGCAAAACGAATATCTAATAATGATAAGTTTTTACCATCTCCAACAACTTCCTCAAATCCTAAAAATGCTTTAGGAACACGAAGTGCTGTTAATAATTTCTTTTGGATATATTCAATATCCGCAATCTCAGATAAGTTTGTTGCACCAGGTAAAGTATCAATTGGATTCGGTGCTGCTGGGTCCCTAACAGGAATGAAATAATCTTGGTCAACCGCCATTTGATTAAATCTCATATCCACATTACCTGTTTTATTATCAACAGTTTGAGACCTTTTAAACTTGTTTGCAACTCTTTGTACATATGGTTCAATATCTTTATCATCCATATTACCAACAAAGACTTTGAAGACCCTTCTTTCAGGAGCTCTTGATGTTCTATAAATCATCATCGCATCTTCAGATAACAATAATTGTTTCCAAATACGACGAGCTTTTTCTAACATAGATGTTCCGTATGGGAGTTTCCTATCATCACCCAATAATCTGAAGTGAGCAATTTCCCAAGTATTAAACTCCATGTCTTTATTCTTCCAAGAAAATCTTAATCCTCTCGTCTCAACGTCAGCATTTTCTAAATTTGATTTACCCTTCATCCCTCTTTCAACCCTTTCAATTTCAATGTTAGGTAATTGAGAGCATCCTACAACTCCCTTTTCAGGGTCTAATCGTAAGTAAACAAAGTTATCACCATACTTGCAAACATTTCTAATCCACATTTGTAAGTTTGTATTAACATCTAATGCATTGTTAAATAAATCAGCTAATACCCCTTTTATTCTTTTAGATTCAGAATAAATTTGTAGTGTATGACCGTTTTGGTCAGGCGTGGTTGACTCCTCAGCATATATATCCAACGCTGTTGATATCTCAGGAGTATATTCCATTGACTCATAGTCATAATATGACGCTAATCTTGTAGGTTCAAAATAAACACCTTGGGTATAAAGATTATTTTCAATCTTTTGCCATTGGTTCGCAAGATAAAATGTTTGTTGAGCCTGTAATTTATTTAAATCATACTCACCTTTTGAGGTGGTTTTTAACAATTCCGTTTTATCAAACTTATAAGTTGGGTAATCTTGTCCCAATAATGAATTAGGACCAAAGGTTTGTGATAACCTTTGCCAAACTGTCAGTTTTTGATTTTGATTATTTTCCATATTAAAATTTAATCACTTTCTTTTTTTTATAAATACATCATCTTCTGCTTCCAAACAACCATCCGTATTTCATATAATCTTCCCTCGTATGCTCCATAGAGTTACTTTGTCCACCAACAACATATGATGGAACATAAGTGTTTTGACTTACAGATTTTGATACATTATCGTTTTCGGCAACTGCCCAAGATTCTAACATAGTTTTAGCCTGTTCTGTAACTTTTGTTAAAGATGAAAACGAATTTTCCCCAACATAACAAGCCATCGCAATTGACATAATTAAGTCATCGTGTTGTCCTTTTTGGTGGTCAGGTCTTCCATTAACATAAACAAATGTATTCATTTCGTTCAACAATCTTGAAGAGTAAACCTTAAATCCGTGTCTTAAATATTCCTCATATGCTGCAATAATCTGAACACGTTTAGAGTTAAAGTTAATACCTGGAATTCTTTCCATCATTTTTGGGTCATACTTCCATCTATTTGTCGCATCTAATCCATCAACGTATAGACTCTTATACCCAAGCTCTTGTAACTTTCTTGATGTAGTAACTCCCATACCTCCTGTAATATCCACAACAATAAATGCGGAATACATCATTCCCCATTTATAACAAAGTTCTGCCAGAGTATCAGGAGGAAGTTTTCCAATATATTCAGCAACTTGTTCCCTTGTTTCAAAATCAATAATTTGGAATGTAGAATAGTCCTCACTATCCCCGCGACTCACGTCAACTCCCATTATATATCTATGACCTTCAATAGGGTCTTTCCATATCCACAATCCACCACTAACCATCTTACCTTGTGGTTCTCTAACCATATTAGCTCTAATATCTTCAGTAATTCTACTATCAAATACGTTATCACCTGAACCTAAAAACGCACATTCCAACTCTTGGTTAACTTTACGCTTATCATACTTAAGCTTTTTAACCATTTTTTCATACCAAGATGAGGTTGGTTTATAACCTTGACCAATTAAAGAATTAACTTCAACATAGTCTTTAACTTTGTCTGAAAAATCAATTACTTCATCATTTAAATGTTCCTCACGATTTAAAAAATAATGAATAATGTCATCACATTTAACTAATTGTAAGTCTTTATTATATCTTGGGTCTTTGTACCAAACCATTGGGGAGATTTTAAAATCATTCATTCCCTTTTGAGCTTGGTCAAAAATTTCATAGTATATTGGGTCATAACCATTTGGAGTTGAGATAACGATTACCTTACCTCCAGTAGATAATGACGCCATACAAGCCGCCCAAAAATCTCCATCGGCTTCAATATACGCAGCTTCGTCAAACACTAATATTGTTGGTGTATAACCACGTAAAGCATCGGTAGATGTTGCAACTGCTTTAACCTCACATCCATTTGTTAATTTAAAGTGTCTTTGTGAATTTTTTTCAGCTGAGAATGTAACCCCAACCCATTTTGGCCATTGTTCTGTAAAACCACGAACTTTGTTGGCCATTTCAACGGCAGTATCTAATTTATTGGCAATAATAAGAACCTTTTCAGGTTTATTCTTTTTAGCAAATACTAATTTTTTTGATGCCCAAGCTGCGGTTACTGTAGATACGCCAGCCTGACGATACTTTAATGCAATATTTTCATTAAAGTTTTCATAATCTTCAATTAACGTAACCTGGTCAGGAAATAATTCTAAAGGAACGTATTGAGATACTGTATTGTCGTAAGTTTGTAGATAAGTTTTCAAGGCGTATGGAGTATCCTTCATACACCTTGTATACTCAATTATTAATTCTTCTTTTGTCATCGCCATATCTGATAAATATAATCAGATATGACAATAACTTTTTTAATCTTCTAAATCAATTCCTAAACTATCCAAGAAACCTGAGATATCGTCATCACCAGGTTGGATGTTTTGAGACTCTTTATAATCTTGGTATTGTTGTAACAAATCCATCGCGTCCCTTACAATCTCTTTCATTTCCAATCTTGCCTTGTTCTTATCCTTCGGGTCATCTGATATTACTAATGACATTAAATTAAGGAATTCTTTTGGTTTTTTAGAATATAATAATTTTTTAAACCAAGGATTAACTTTTGGATTTTCAATTGCTTCAACAGGGAGAACGTCTCTTAGAGCGTCAACAACTTCAGGTCCAATACGAATTTGCATAATTTCATTTTCAAATGTATCAGTTTGACCATATACATCGCTAGCATAACCAGGTTCAGTATCTCTAAATTGTTCTCTAGTTGGAGCTTCTTCAATACCTTTTATAATTTCGTGAACTAGAATTGGGAAAATGATTCCTTGTGCAACAATTTTTGTGTCAGGAGAGTCCTCATCAGGTTCCCCTCCACCATCCTCTTCTTCATCGGCATCTTCTAAATTAACACTACCCGCAACACCTTGACCTGTTTGAGTCGCCATTTCAATGAAATCCTCCATAGTAAAATAAGAGATATCCAACATGGTCATTAATTTTGAATACAATGATGCAAGTTGTGGACTTTTTCTATCTAACTGAGATTTAATTGTCGGGTCTTCAAAATAATAATGTCCTTTTTTAGCCTCACCTTGAGTAATTGCGTTTGCAATATTTCTCATTTGAACGTGTTGTTGAAACTCTTCTTCCTCAGTTGGGAAATCAGGGTCAAATGCTTGTTCTCCGTATTTTTCAAAATCAGGAATATTTTTCCTTTCTTTTCTTTCTTTTGGTTTCATTTGAAAATTAGGTGCTGAGAAATCTGTTTCTTCTCTCCCTAATGATAATTCATACTGAAACCAATCCTTATCTATACCTGTTTTCTCAGCAGCCACTCTTAACGCCAAGTCTTTAAGATATTGTGTATGAGGACTTTCTAATCTCATAATTTGTTGGACCGTGGAGAACATTGTCATAAACAAAGCACGAATTTCTTGAGTAGAACCTAATGATTCTTTACCATGTGCTTGTCTTGCCTTTCTAATAATGTTTTCAAATCGTCTTGACGCCATTCTCTCAACATCAGCAGCTCCTCTTTTTAATGCTGTGTTTTTAGCATATAAACTTTCAGGAGAACCTAATTTTGTTTCAGTTCTTGGGTCCATTCTTTCAGGAAATCCTTCAGGATAACTAATTGGGGCTTCTCTTAAATTTCTTTTAGACATTTTTATTTCTTTAAAATTTTGTTAATTGCTGACATGAATTCGTCTTTCTTTCTCTGCATTTGTGTATTAGACACTTCTTTAGTTTCTATTTTTTTAACTTTTGCCTTTGCAGGTGCTGGACCTTCTCCTGGTTTTGGATTTCTACCTGGATGTGATGGTCTTGGTCTTGTTTCAGTATCGGGTTTCACTTTAGGTTTTGCCGGAGCAGTTTCTGTTTCCGACATTTCACCTTTACCAAACATCAATCTTCCGATTGGTCTATTCATTCTTGGTTTAGCAATTAAAGGAGCACTTGTCATCATATCTTTTGATTTTGTTTCAAGCAAAGATACAAAATCTTTTTTAGTAATTCTCGCGTTTAAATTATTTAACAAGATTTTTTCAAATCTATCTTCAAGAATTACTTCATATGGGTTCTTACCTTCTTTAATTGATTCCTTAACATCCATCACACACCTTTCATATTTTTCCATATCTTTTCTCCCAACTGAAGATGTACAAATTGCCCAAGGATTGTATTTTGATTTTTTCTTTTTCTTACCTTCAGACATTTCACCATCTTTAATTACTTTACCTTTAGGTGCTTCAGACTTACCTGATTTTTGTAAAACTTTAAGACCTCCTCCTGCAGTTGGTGTTACCTCTCCATTATCAACATTAACGCCTTGTCCTTGTTTCATCATGGTTTGGACCTCAGTAGGTTGATATTCTGTAACTTTAGTGGTTTCAATTTTTGTTGT